GTTCATCCACTAGAACAGATAATAAAAAGTTTGGAACAGGTGCTGAAGGTGCGTATACAGAAAAGTTTCAACTTCGCATCAAATGTAATGAACTTTTAAGTAAAAGATGGCGTGTTACAAATATAAGGTCAAGCGATAATAAACCAGTTTTTATTGAAATTGATAAGTACGGAGAGCCAGATACAATCTTTGAAGTTACTTCTTCACACGCAACCCTGGACCCATTTGGCAGGGTGTCCTATTTTGAAGCAGTTCTTCTAAGGGTACAGGTGCAAGACAATGATCCGACTGGAAATTGATTCAAAGCAGTTGGTAACAGAAACTGACAATATGCTTTCTGCAATAAAAGAATTAGCAAGGCCTTCTGTTTTAACTGAAATTGCAAAAGCGGTTTTTTCAATAACAACAGAAAGATTTGTAGTTGCAGCAGATAATTATGCAAGAGCAAATCCTAAAAAAATGCACCACGTTTATGAGTGGGGGCAAATAGGTCTTCCTTCAGGTAGACTTTTTGTCATGGAAAGGCAAAGCGTTTTAAATGGAATGTTGGTTATTAATACAAATTTCTTACCCTCTAGATTACCAGTTCCAATAAATCCAGAACTTTTAATACCTTCACGAACAGGAAAGGTTGTTTCCTCCAGGTCTATATTTGCAGAAAAAGCAACTGTAATGGAAGAGGGAAGATCTGTAAGTTTTGTTGCAAAGAAAATTTTAGCTTTTGTTGGCTCTGATGGAATGGTATTTATAAAACCAGGCAAACAAATTAACATACTAAACCCAGGAGGTAAGGGCGTAAAAAATGCTTTTGCAGAATTTATGCTTAGCTGGTACCTTGAACACGGAACTGATATTATGAATTCATCTGGTTTATATGAGAGAATAGCTAATGACGTTTCAATTGAATTAAGTAAAAATGGTTCAAACATAAACACAGTTAGAAGGGCTGTAGCTAATATAGTTCAGTCCTCAGATCTAGATAGGGCGGTAATTAGATGACAGATTATACATATGTAGCAGCTTATGATTTAAGAGATGCTATGTGGCAAGAGCTTCAAGACTCGGGTTTATTTGACATAAATGATTATTATGCCGATGGCTTTGCCGAACCTATAGTACCTATTGTCCCAGCTCAGCAAGTTCCTGAACTTAACAATTTGTTGCCAGGAAAAACCTATATTGTTTACAATGTAGTCCAAAAGAAATATGGGGTGCAATGGTGGTTATCGTCAGAATCTATAATACTTGAGATTGTCTCTAGAAATGCCTCTGAAATTCAAACAATCACAAACTTCCTTATAGATGTCTTCAGAAGATATGACTTGTCAGCCAGAGACATAAACTTAAAGATAAGCGAAGATAGCCCATTTACATTCCTATGGTTCAACCTAGAGTCCGCAGACCCAATTCAGTATTTTGATGATGAGGGCGGTTACATGTCGGGAGACTTGTCAATAGGGTATGCCTACACCAGAGAGGTAAATAGCCTTGACGGTAGATTTGCTTAAAAATTTGATTTATTAGACATTAGTGATATGATTTTCTATGAGGAAGCAAATTGTTATCTTTTTTATTAAAAATAAATAAGGTGGTGAAAAATAAAATATGGCTACAAATACTAAAAACGTAATTGTTGGTGCAGCAGATATTTTCATTAGCAATAATGATGGAATTAATGGTACTCGCCCAGCAACAGACCCAGCGTCGCTTAAAACCCTTTTCGGAACAAGCACAGGTCAATCAGCACGTACTGGTTTAATCCAGAGTGCAGATTATCGTGAGGTCGGATTTACAAGCACAGGTTTTGAAATTTCTTACGAACCAACATATAACGAAGTACAGGTTGATCAGCTTCTTGATGCAGCTAGACTTTTCAAGTCAGCACTCAAGGTAATGCTCAAAACAGAGCTTACAGAAGCAACACTTGAAAACCTTCAGTTATCATGGGGTCAAATGGATTCTTACTATGCAAACACTGGATCTTCTATCGCAAGTGTAAATAACTTGACAGATACAACTCCAATTTCAGGAGAGACAGGTGCAACACTTAACCTTGCAGCTGGTGCTCTTGGTGATGCTCCAGTAGAGCGTGTACTTATTGCAGTAGGAAATGCTCCATACGCTCTTGGCGATGGTGCAGGTTCAAATAACTATGCAGGTCGCAATAAAGAGCGTGTTTATGTTGCACGTCGTGTTGTTTCAATTGATACAACAATGCATGCACTTAAGCGTGATGCAGCAACAGTGTTCCCAGTGAACTTCCGTTGCTTGCCAGATGACTCAAACACAGCATATGCAGGTCGTGAATACGGCGTTGTTATTGACCGTGTATGGGGAACTAACTAATTAAATAGTTTCAAAAAAACTTAATATTGATATTCGATGCCCCGCCAGAAATGGCGGGGTATTGAGTTTGTTTATACTGAATTTATTGGTATAATTTAACTAACGTAAAGGAGCTATAACTTGGCAACAACTGTATACGACATTGTAGATATTGAATTACGTGATGGGTCTACCGTCACTTTAAAACCACTGCCTATTAAGCAGTTAAGAAGATTTATGGACATAATCAATAACATGCAAGTTGAAGATAATGAAAACGCAGATGCAGCACTTGATCTATTTATTCAGGCTGCCCTAATATGCATGGAATCAACAGATAGACCAGATCTATCAGATAGAGATAAGTTTGAATCACTTGTTGAAACACCAACAATGATGAAGATTTTAGATGTAGTCGGAGGACTAAAACTTTCTGACCCAAATCTTCTGGGAGCGGCTCTAGTTGGGACGAACTAGACCTACGCTCCCTGGAGTCTGAAGTTTTCTTACTCGGTCATTGGAAAAACTTTGACGAGTTAGAATCAAATCTTTCGCTTGAGGAACTAACAGCATTGTTAGATTTCAAAAGGCAAAAAGATTTTGAAGATAAGAAGTTCTTAGCAGCCATACAGGGTGTTGAGTTAAATGAAGCATCTGATGATTCAATTGACGACATCGCAGACTTAAAGGGACTGGCAGCAAGAAATTCAGGCTTCGGAATTAATGAAGGTTTGGAAATAATGGTTATGGGGGTGGATGACTAATGGCTAATATTGAATTAAATATAGTTGCACTTGGTGATTTCTCTTCTGTACAAAATCAAATAAAAGCATTGCAGGCACAAGTTGCTTTATTAAATAAAGCAACTGGTGGCCTTGGTTTAAATCCTGTACTATCTAAAAATCTTCAATCAATAACAAATGATTTTAGCAACGCATTGGTTGCAAGTGGTCAATTTTCAAAACAAACAATTTCTCTTCAAACAGAAACTGAAAAGTTTGGTGCAGCCCTTCAAAAAGGCAGCCTTGGGCTTGGCAACTATTATCAAATCATTACAAAGCAAAATGGTGCAGCAACAAATAGCATCAAAGCTCTTGCTGTAGAGCAAACTAAATTACAAAATTCTATTATTACCTCAGACCCTACAAAGCAAGGGTTCTACTCTGTTTATACTCCAAAAAATATTGATCTTATTGCAAACTCTACAAAAATTGCAGCTAATGAGGCAAACCTATATGCTATAGCGGTTAACAAAGGATCGCAAGCACTTATTAACTTTGGTAAAAATACACAATGGGCGGGTCGTCAGCTAACTGTTGGTATGTCTATGCCACTTTTACTTTTTGGTCAACAGGCCGTTTCTCAGTTTGATAAAGTTAACACTGCTTTAACTCAACTTCAAAAAGTTTATGGAGAAGGACTTATTCCTCCAAGTGATCAAACCATTCAAAACATTTCTAATCAGGTTCTAGACTTAGGTAAAAGCATTGCTTCAACAATGGGTATTGCTCAATCTGATACTATTGCTACTGCAGCATCATTTGCTGCTATGGGTAAGCAGGGTCAGCAATTATTGGATATTACTGCACAAACAGAAAGACTAGCAAAGCTAGGCAATCTAGATCAAACAACAGCTACAAATGCAATGATTGCCCTTCAAAATGTTTATAAGTTAAGCACTACGGGAACTGCAGATGCTGTTAACTTCCTTGGAGCCATGCAGAAGCAAACATCTCTTTCTATGACAGATCTTGTTCAAGCAGAATCAAGAGTTGGACCTATTATTGATCAATTGGGCGGTAGCTATAAAGATACAGCCATTATGTTGCTTGCAATGAAAGAAGCTGGTGTTCCAGCAGCACAAGCAGCTAACGCATTAAAAACAGCATTTGCTTCTATTATTGCACCATCTTCTGCTGCAAATAAAGAATTTGCAAAGTACGGAATCAGCTTAGATAAAATAAAACATGACAATGGTCCAGTTGCCATGATTCAAGATCTTCAAAATTCTTTAAAGGGCTTGTCGCCACTTGTAAGAGAACAATTAATTGAAAAACTATTTGGTAAATTTCAATTCACTAGAATGTCAGCACTTATTGCTAACTTTGGTCAAGTAGGGTCGCAAACAGTTAATGCACTTAAAGTTGCTGGTGCAACATCTTCTGAGTTAACAAATCTTGCAAACCAAGAAATGAAAAAAGCAACTTCTTCTCCATCAGCTCAATGGCAAATTGCATTGCAAACATTAAAGGCAGACTTATATCCAATAGGACAAACAATTATCAAAGTAGGAACTGAAATTCTTAAATTTGGTAATGCCGTATCTAAGGTGTTTAGTGGTCTTCCAGCACCAGTAAAGATGGTGCTGGGAATTATGGCAGGATTTGTTGCCCTGTCTGGACCTATCATCATGTTAACTGGTTTGCTGGCTAACTTTGCTGGCTACCTATTAAGAGGTGCATTTAATCTAAAGCAGTTAGTTACTGGCGGTAAAACGCTCGGACAACTATTAACCCCAGAGCTTGTTGCATCTCAAAATGCTGCAGAATTATTCAGCAAGGGAATTATTGGGGATGTAGATGCGATTAATCTTTTAAGCACATCAATTAAAGATTTAACAAACAATCTTACAGCAATGATAAGCACAATGAATGCTGGTGCGGGAATTCAAGATCTTGCAACAACAATTGCTGGTGTGGCACAAGCAGAAACAAGAGTTTACGAACAAGCAAAAATTCCAGGATTTGCAGCTGGAAAAATTGTAGGACCTGGGTCGGGAACTTCAGATAGTATTATTGCAAGAGTATCTAATGGTGAAACAATTATTCCTGCAGATAAATCAATTAAATATGCAGACATAATTAATGCAATTATTACTGGCAAATTCCCATCATTTGCTACTGGTAAGCAAGCTATATCAGACATGTTTAGAGGAAGAGACCTTTCTCATATGTCTGCAAAAATTGTTATGCCAGATGGAACAGTTTATGAGCCAGGGCCAAGCGGATCAGTTCAGTATAGTCAACTTTCACCTCAACATCAAGCTATGGCACAACAAAAGTTTGGCTATAGTGCAGAAGAAATTGCAAATGATCCTAAGATTAAAAATGCTTTTGTATCTGGTTATGATAGACAAGTAAACCAAGCACAAGCGGGTGGCAACCTTTCAATAGATGCAATGAAATCATATTTGTCTGGAACACCAACAGAACTTCAAGCGGGTAAGGGTGTTGTAAAACACGATCCATTGGTTGCATACAGCACAATAATGGATGACATAGGTGTAGCTGCAAAAGACAGGGTTGCAACGGCAGCAAAAATTGATTCTGCTTTAATTGCAAAGCTTGAAGAAGCAAAAGCAAGTGGAAAAACTCATATAGCAGATGTTGTTTCTAGAGAAGAACAAATATCTGGAGATATATTAGGTTCTGCTGTTGAAGATGTTGCTAAGCAAAATGGTTACAATACTTCAAATCTTTATGGAATGACTGAGACAAGAACTAACTACACAAGTTCGTCAGGAAAAGCATCTAGAAGAAGAGCTTTTGGTGCACAAACAACAACGGCGGGTGGTGCAGCGTTAGCTTCCAAAGCAAGAAGAGGAACAGAGTTTAGTGGAACAGCAGCTTCATTCCAATCAGAAGTTGAACAAGGTTATGATTCAGCAATAGCCAACATTCTTGCTCAAGAAAAGGCATCAGGAACTAAAATTGGTGAGACATTAGTTACATCTTCAAGAGAAGCAATAAAAGCAGCATCTCCATCAAAAGAAGGAGAGCAGCTAGCAATTGATTTTGGTGACGGAATTGATTTGGGTGCACAAAAAGTTGTTCCTAAAGTTGAAGAAATAGGAACTAATGTTGGTAAAACATTAACTGAGTCTACTGCTACCGCCATAACAGAAAATGCATCTATGATTGAAACTGCAGCAGGAGAGACTGCTACCAGAGCAGGCTCTACAATGATGCAAAAGATTAAAGCAACCATGACAAGTGGTATGGGTGCAGGAATGGCAGCTATGATGGCTGCTCCACTTGTAGGAAAAGTAAACGGAACAGCTGGCAGTGTATTAAGTAATGCGGGTATGGTTGGATCAGCAGTAGCTATGATACCTGGACTCAATGCATTTACTCCAGAAATTATGGCGGGAACTGCAGCAATTACCCTTGCCTATAAAGGCATAGATAAGATTATTCAAGATATTCATACTCATAATGCACAAGTAGCAGCAGATACTTCAGGAAATACAGATGCAGTACAATTAATTGGTGGAACTGTAGCAAATACAACCCACGTTATGACACAGTTTAATGACATATTAGATAAAGTTGCTACAACATCAGGTCCAGATCTTGCTAAAGGATTATCCGTATCTAACGATCAAATTAAAACATTTACAGACCATGTAAATAATCTTCCAAAAGATAATCAACTATCATTAGTTATGCAACAACTAAAAGGCATTTCTGATGACGGTTCAGCAGCAAAAATTGCACAACAATTTGCAGCTTCAGAAATGGCAATTAACGGAATAAGCCAAACTCAAGCAAATTCATTAATTCAATTAATGCTTGCGTCCACTGGACACAATGCAGCAGGAGCAACAACAAATACACCAGCAAATCAACTTCAAGCAATTAAAACAACACTTGCAAGTTTAAAGCCAGGCACTAAAGAATTTGAAACTTTTGTGGGAACATTGTCAGATGTGGCAGTAAATACAACTTCTTGGGATACATATAAATCAATTATTGATGCCATTGGATCATCTGCAAAAACATCTGACGAGTATCTAACTGGATTGATTAATCATCTAAATTCAGTAGGTGACACCAAAGCTGCTGGCATGATTCAAAACTTTAAAGCAGCAGGCTTTACTGGACCAGAGATACAAGATATGCAAACAGCAAGTGCATTAGGCATATTATTAAATACAACAGGCTCTGGACCTGGATTGCCATTTGCAGCAAACAATAAAAAAGATGATGCAGCAATTGAAGCAGCAATTCAAGCAGCAAAAAATAAACTTAAATTAGATCAAGCAGCAGCAGCTAATGCGTCATCAGCAGCAGCAAATGGCGGGATTAGTACTGCATCTCAAGCTGCAACCGATGCATCGTTAAAAGCACAAATTAGAACATTAACTGATAAAAAGAAAATTATTGATGCAGAATTAAAAACTCAAAAAGATATTACTGCTGAAATGCAAAGACAAATGCAATATCAAGCTGCACAAACAACAGCAGCAGAAGATGCAAAAACTGCACTTGAAAGTGGAAATTATATTAAAGCTGCTCAATATAAACAACAAGCTGCATATAACACAATGTCATTTAATGCACAAACAAAAGCTAATTCTCTACAAAATCAATCAGATGCACTTGCTAACCAAATTGCAGATTTAACTGATCAACAGAGCAAGCTGGCTGCTGCTATTCAAGCAAATACATCTGCTGTAGTTTCGTCAACTGCAGCAAAAGTTGCAGCTGATACTAGTGTCCCAGCAGCACCGCCAACAGTAGCATTTGGTCAGCTAGCAACACCAAACAATATACCTAGCTTAGGTGCTGCTTACAATGCTGCTAAAGCTGCTAAAGTTGGAAACACAAGTTGGTGGGATGGAGGAAAAGCAAATTTTGATCCTGCACAATGGAATAATATAGCTGGCAAGTGGTCTCTTGGGTTAACAGAAAATAGTCGTCAAGGAATTACAAAGCTTATAGATAGTCAATACACAGCTCCAACTGATCCAAAAGGCAGAAATTACGTTACTTTTGATCATAATGATATGCAATATTTATTTGCACAACTAAAAGGCGGAAAAGTTGAATTAATGGGTTCTGGTAAGATAGGAACAGTCTGGGATTCAAAGACAGGTAAGTATGTAGACCCTTCAAAACTTTCCGTTAATCTTCCAACACCAACTGCCTCAGCATCTGCTTCAATTGGAGGATCCGTTGCTGCTGGTGGTATACAGCAAAACTTCCAGTTCAATCTCGGCGGTTCTGTTGATTCAACAGTTGTCGCACAACTTAAGGGTGCAGCGGGAGACCTAGGAAAAGCAGCTGCTACTGGAGCAACAAGTGGTAAAATGAAAGTGGTAGCACAAGCACCAGCGGGAAAGGCTAAGAAATGACACAATATGCAATCGCCCAAGGCGTACAAATATCAATTGACGGCATTTCCTGGTATAAATTAACAGATCATAATCGTCAGCCTATTTCTATTACTTATACACTTGTAGAACAAGCTGATAGAATGGCAAATGGAACAATGCGTAAGTATGTGATTGCTAGAAAATTTACTCATAAAATTCAATGGAAAGAAGTTCCAACATATGATCCATTTTTGGTTGACTACCCAGCCAACGGTCCTGCTTGGATAAAAGCTTTTTATGAAGGAAACTATAACAATCCAATTTATGTAAGGTTTCAATTTGCACAACAAGAGCCAACTGTAGCAGGTTTACCAGTTTCTGGAACATACACATCTTCTTTACAAAACCCCGTGGGAACAAACCCATCAACATCAATGCCTTGGAATGAATATCAAGCTTTTATGACTACGTTTACTTATGACATTACAAAAAGAACTGTTGGTAGTGCAATGACGGGCGGGGTAGGATATGACCTTGTTGATATTACTATAGAATTTACGGAGGTATAATGCTATCTAACGTTGATAACAATATATTTTTAAATTCTAGTTCTCTTGAAATGTTTCCAGTAGTTTCAGCTGAATGGAATAATAACCTATTTAATCCACCATATATCACAGTTGCTGGAACGGGAGTTCCTGAAGATATCTCATATGCTGGATCAGACCTATCTGACGAGTCAGCAAGTATAAATGCTAAAGCGGGAACTACAACAAGCAGCTTTACTTTTGATGGCACACAAAAAACTTTGACATACACAATACACCCAACAAATCCTTCTGCTGCATATAAAATTATAACGTATATTCAAACTGATAGTGCTTCTCCAATAATGGTAAATGCTTATGCGAATGGCTCATCTTCAACTCAATTTGGGTCTGCCAATCAAGACGTTAATTCGTTTGGTTATACACCAGTTATAACTTATATTGGTTCATCGGGTCCAGGAGATAATATATCTTCTATGACATATACAGTTACTTTTAATGCTTACAATAATGATTCTTTAAAAACAGATGGCCCAATGACTGTCTATATAACAACTCCAGAGGTATATCAAACAACTTATTTTGACTATCAAAATAGCACACTATGGCCTACAACAAGCCCATTTTCAGGATTTAGACCAGGCGAGTCTTACATAGGATCTGGAAATACAAATGCTAGCTTTCCTACAGACTTTAGAAAAATTAATACTCCAATACTAAATGGATCTTCTGCTTCTGTATTCCCTCCGATTACACCTATTATGCAAAATCCAAGTTTTGGTGTTGTTTCACCTCCCGCTCCCTTATACAAAAATGCGTTGGCTCATGATTTAGCACCATATAAATATTTTGTTTCTGATGCAGGAGATGGTTCTAATCAAAGTGGAAATAAATATACAAACAGTTCTTATAGCCCAAGTATTTCTGCTATATATGAACCAGGGATTAATGCAAATAAGATAGTTTTAAAATTTAATACAATCATGATGTATCCAACCATCTCTGTATATCTTGATGACCAATCAATTTGGTCGGGAGATGTAAATTCTGCAGATGGATCTATAACCTTATACTATAATAATGGAACATGGTCAACCACAAAGTGGTCAACCATGCCAAAATTCCTAGCAAATGGATCGGTTTCTAAATTTACTAATTTTGAAAAGATAATGGTTACTCAGTCTGCAGTAAATATAAGAGATGCTTTTTCTTCTTATCTAGCTAAATCGTCTGCCGTATCAGATGATTTTAAGAGAATGCAACTTATTGAGGCTTCACCAAGACTTGAAATAGATTTATCGGATTATGTTATGGAATTAGATGTTACAAAGCAACTCGATTCAAAAAATAACTATATTCCAATATCTTCTATTAACCCAAACGATGCTTCTTTAACGCTTTCTGCTATACCGCTTACAGTTAGTAATAGCCCAGTTCCTTTGTTTTCAAGTCAAAACAATATGAACGTAAGCTTGTTATCTGGCATGCTCAGAAAAAATATTAAGTTCTACTTTGGATGGGACCTGAAAAACTATACTATTAATTCAGGAACTGTTCAAAGCAATACGTATATTCCTGCAGGAGTATATTACTCAAATGCTTGGGATGAAACTGACATACAAACTGTCAAAATTAGTTGTTATGATATTGTAAATTACCTACAGACTCATCCAGTTCCAGACTTTGTTTCAAACTTAAAGAGCGTATTTGACACAATAACTAACCTGCTAGATCTTGCAGGATTTACAGATTACGACTACGATTCGCTTTATAATGTATGCCATGATAATTCAAGACCAATGGACATGTACTATTTTTATTGTAATTCTCAAGATTCAACTTTATATGATGCCCTTTCAGAAATATTTTTATCATATCAAATAGGTGCGTATATAGATGAGTACGGTGTTATGAAGTTTTTGAGCCTTTCAGATATTTTGAGTAACTCTTCATCTTCAGTAGCATCATTTACAGATGCATCTATTTTGCAAGGTGGATATTCAATAGTTAATAAAGCCAAGCCTGGTAAGATTTCAATAAGATATCAAGAGCCAAAAGTTACCCAGTCTCTTGCGTTGCAAAACGCTACAGATCCAACTCAACAAAATTCACCATCATTTATTTATACAACATCTAATGATATTTTGTGGGAGCAAAAACAATCAGACTCAGTTGGTTTCAACTACTTAGCAAAAGAAATGAAAGTAAATGATAACTCGTTTTCATTAAATGTAAATGATTTGTTAGACATATTCCATACCTATAGCCTTAATTCAAAAGGATATGCTGTTATAGAAAATGAAATAGTATCTTTTGCTTATAAAGAATATAAAATCAGCGATACTTCTGGAAATTCTCAAACTGTAGCAGTAAAAAATGATCTTGAGCTTTCTTCTGCAATTAATGCATTTGTAAAAAGATTTGAAACTGGCCTGCAAGTTTCAACACTTGACATCAATGGTCATCCTGTAAAAGCAACAAGCTATAACGTTACTGTGGAAGCAACGGGCAGTATTAATAATGTTCAAAGAGGGTTGTTTGGAACAGTACCCGCAGATCATGCTTCAATAGTAACTTCAGCAAATATTTCTACAAAAGGCTTATCTGAATCTACCGTTGATTCATTGTATGGAACAGTAAACAGCACAACTAATTGTTCAGCAGTATCATCTTCGTATTCCAATAACGATGTTAATTTATCCAATCCTAATCTTCAAAAAATTGCGGTTAATATACCTGCAACAAAAAAAGTTTTAATTTATCCAACATCAACATATGATCAAGGTTTTCAAACTTATTCTGCAAAATTTGATTTTAGTAATAGTGCAAATGTAGTAACATCTGGGCTTTTCTTTAATGCTCCATCGGGAATGTCATCTCAAAATGGAACATATTTTGTAGAGTTTGTTAGATATAATAACTATAACCCTAAACTAACAACGGAGAATTTTTCAACAGATGTAATTACTTATGTTTTTAATAATCCGCCTACATATAAATATTTTATATCTATTTATCAAATAGTTTCTGGAACACCAACATTGATTGCATATGCGGATGCAACTGGTGCAGCAAGCAACATAGTGCAAAATTTTGAAAAAATTCTTGTAAAACAACAACCAGCTTCAGGTTCTACTGCATATTCTTATGCAGTAGCATCAGATGCATGCTTTGATTTAAAAACAGTTTGGTACACATCAAACGGAGAAGACGGGGAAACCCCAGGAACATTGATTGAGGTATTCCTTAATAACTTTGAAATAACTGGGTGGAATCTTGCAAATGGTAAGCCTACAGATAAAAACACCGTGACTGGAGTTAGAAAAAAGGTAAACTTACCATCAGCACCATCCCAATCAACGCACTTTGGATATTTTACTTCAACTTCTCCATATTTGTTTACTGGAGTTTCAGTTCCAACTCCACAGCAATCTGCTCAAATGGCAAGTAATTTTAGAGAGCTTTATGCAACACAAAAACCTTTAAAAGAAAGAAGCGTAAGCTACTTCTGGCAGGATAGAGAATTTCTTAATGGAATGATTCAAGGACAAAATCTTTTTTCAAAATACCAGCATTACATAGTTCAAACAAATCCAGATGTTAAAGGTATAAACTATTATGATGTGCAGTACGACACACCTGGAGCTACTGTTGCAGATATTGATCCAGTTTATTACACTTGGTTTTATTTCCCAGGAACAAATGCTACTGATCAACAATATTATCAGCAGCAGTTAGTTGATGAGTATTCAGTAGCTTATTCTACAGCCATAAACACAGGATTTAGAGGTAGGTTTGCAGTGGCAAATAACTCATCTCATATGGTTTATTTAAAGCATGATTCTGATACTTTAAATTCCTTTACTACAGCTTTAAAATTATGGACTCATGAAGTCATTGCCCCATCAGACGCACAGCTTTTGGAAAAAGTTTTAGACCCAGCAAATACTTCTGAGGTAGTTCAAGTAGACTCAACATGGATTCAGTCAAAAGAATCTGCCGATAAATTAGCAAGTGTAATAGCCTTTGGAAACGACGGGTTCTCAAAAGATACAACCATACAGATTTTTGGTAATCCGTTAGTACAAGTAGGAGATATCATTAATCTAACATACGGCCTAGCAGGACTTAAAAATCAAAAGTATCTGGTTCATCAGGTTGCACATGTATTCCAAAAAGGTTTAAAAACTACTTTGACCCTTAATATGCTCGGCAAAGGCACACAATACTAAAATTAGTAAAAAATGGTATAATATTAACATATATAAAAAGGAGAAAGCATGGCTTATGTAAAGATTTCAGACCCATATGTGATTGATCTCACAGCTTGGCATCAGGTTATCAACGTAGTAAATCAGCACAGTGACGCAATTAGTGCCCTTACAAATAACTTCGGTGGATCTGGAACAGCAACTTATAACATTTCAGACTATGCTCACAGATTTGACCTAGGTTCAAATGCAATTATATTTGGAAGAGCAAGCACTATGTACACTGATGCCACAACTGGAACTGGCAATAATATAATGTACTACAATACTATTAATTTTGCAGACTCTGCAACAGGCACACAGTCCTTTAGCGGGACACCAATAGTAACCTGCACAGCAGTATCTGGCGGTGGATCAGCTGTGCCATCAGCAGCAAATAACGATGTAATTGTTTCTATTTATCAGGTAAGCTCAGATAGTTTTAGCTATAGAATTTGGCGTTCAGGAACAACAAAAAACACAACTGGCCAAGTTTATGTCAATTGGATTGCAATAGGTCCAAGCTAAAACAAAGGGGGTAATTGGATGAGAATTGATCCACCAAAATATAAATCCAAGACCTCTGTAGGTCAAGCTAAACCTATATACATAGACCACACAGACAAAAGATTATCTAAATTAAACTATGGTAAAACTGTAGCACGAGCAGGAGCACCAGTAATTGCTGTTGACATGTCAAGCAAAAGTCTTGTCACAATGTCTTCAGATGCCTCTGCATCTTTAACTTTGCCAGGTGCAACAAATTCAAACTCACCTTTAACATTTAATCAAATCGCTGGAGTACTTAACCCATCAGGTACAGTAGGATCAGCTGGCAGCAGTGGTTTGGGCGGTATAGATGTAATACAAAATCCAAATGCTCCAGATGCGGTAACAAATTTACAAGCGGTATGGGTTGGGTCCACGCTAGTTATAACTTTTGATTTTGATACATCTGCTACAGAAAATTATTTTATAAAAGATTTTTTAATTACTTTTACGCCAAATGGTGGTACTGCACAATCAGTTTACATGGCTACAATAAATACCACCTCAGTACATCAAACGTATAACTTTACAATTACTGCAAATGCAGCACTTTTTGGTGTATATCAAACTAACTTTTCTGCCCTTTCTGTTATTAGCCAGGATATGTTCCAGAATCAAAGTGCAGCAACAATAATTGTTCCTCCTGTATGGAGCAATGGATTGCCAACTCCGCATATTTATGTGAGCAATATAACAAATGGCTATTCAGTTACAACAACTTATCTTGATAGCAATAGTCTTCCAGTTTTACCCGCAGTTTTACCTACATCTCCAAATTTTAATTACGTTGATATTGAAGAGTATGTTGATTCTTCAAATCCGCCATCTATTAATATTGGGTCAAATGACCCAACAAATTTACCAGCGAGCCTATTCACTGGCAAAATTTTTCAGCAAGTATCTCTTTCTAGTCTGAACCCAGTCAATATCTATACTCCGACTACAGCTCCAAGATACGTAAGAGCTAAGTTTACAGATGTAATGGGTTCAGGAGCGGGCACTTATTCGAATATAGTAAAAGCATCTCCTTCGCCTGTTGTATCAGTTAATACAACTCCTCCAACAGATGTTTTAAATACATTTGGATCATTTATTTCTGGTGTTCCTGTAACTGTAACTGCTGCATCTAGCAATGGAACTACTGTAACTTATACAGCAACAAACACTTTTACGGTAGGCCAAAACATAACAATTTTAGGTTTATCTACTTCAACATTTAATTTGCAAAATGTTACAGTTGCTTCAGCAACATCAAGTCAATTCACAATAACAAATTCAGCTACAGGAACTGCAGTTACGGGTGCTACAGGAATTGCATTTGTGGCGGGAACTGGAGACGATGTATTAATAGCAGCAACATTACCAACAGACGGAAATGCTGGAAATAGTTTTATTGTTAAATTAATACCAAAAGATGCACCAACATTAAGCGGATCTTTTTATTTCTACCCAACTGCAACAACTTCCCCTCAAATATTTATAGTTAATTCATCTGACATATATGCACAGCTAGGTAGTTTTTATGCAGATTATACAGGATATCTAATAAGCGTTTCTTCAGTAGGAAATCAATCTGCAAATGGTGGAACATCTATACCAGAATTTATAAGAATAAATTCTTTAACTGGAGTTACCCCAACATTCTCTGTTGTTCCCGCTGCTAATGGATACATCGTTACTTGGCAAAATATATCTGGAGCAACATATTCTGATATTTATGAGAGTGCTACATCATTTGCTTTACCACAAGTAAGCACCTTTTCATCAACAGGCTCGGGATCAAGTTCGGTAGCAACATTTGTTTTTGCATCTTCAATAGGATCAATATTGTCTGTAGGTCAACATTTTTCAATAAAAAATGCTACATCAAGTCAATTTAATAATGAATTTATTACTGTTAGCGTAAATTCTAGTACTGTGACTGCAACCCCAATACTTGCTAAAGGAACAACATTTACAGCAACATCTTCAACTTCTGGCACAGGAATTACTGCTGAATTTAACCCAATAGATGAAACTTCACGTGTCTACTCTGGATCAAGTCCAACAACCATTCAATCACTTAATTATTCTGCAAGATATATTAAAATTAGAAATTATGATAATTATGGCAAAACATCTAACTATGCTTTTCAACAATCAGTAACTCCATATGACCCAGGACTTTTATCTCTTATTAATAACCCAGTAACTTTTCAAACTAATGGTTCCATTTATGCAGGTACATATGATGCAACAAAAACCCCAGACCCATCTGGAGCAACAGCTCACGCAATTTTTAATAAAACTGGATTATATGTTTATGATTCAAATGGCAAGCCAACCACACAAATAATTGGTGATCCTACAGCAATTTATGATCCAACAAAAAATGATGGATCAAAACTTCAAAATACAGGAATTACATTCTTAACTCAAAATGCACATATCGCTGACTGGAATATATCTGCAAGCAGCATTGAAAACACTTTGTCTAATGGTACTGGTGGGTCAGGAACTTATACGGGCTTGTCAGGAACAGGATCATATGCTTTTTGGGCAGGTAGCCCAACACAAGGCGGTTCATTATCAGCCAAATTTTATGTAACACCATCTGGTGCTGTAGTAGCAAGTAATATACAGATTAATGGCGGAACTCTTGATATAGGTTCAACATCATCTAATTTAACAACTGGTTTCCACGTAACCTCCGCAGGAATTATGTATGCAAAAGGAGCAATAATTGGCGGAACGCTTGAAGTAGATGATGGATCAACATTTAAAGGAAATGTTCAAGTATTAACTGGTGCTTCATTATATGCGGGAGATTTAACTAAAGCAAACCTTGCAATATCTTCAACAGGCTTATCGGCTTTTGCATCTGACGGAAAAACACAACTTACTGGAATTGCTACAAATCCAGGAACTGGTCCAAGCTTTACAACTTCAAGTGCTTTAATCGGAGATTGGTCTGTATCAACATCAACAATAATTAGTGGTAATACAGGTATTACCCTTGATGCAGCAAATGATCAAATAGTAATTTCTGGTCCATTAACAGCTAAAACTGGTGGTGGGTATTTAAATAATGATACATATGAGTTGGTATTAGCATCACCATCTGCTGCAACATCAAATGATGGAACGGGAATAGTTTTAAAAGCAGGTCCAAAAGGAGCAACTCCAAATTTTGCAGTAACATCAGCTGGTAATCTAACAGCTCAAAATGCATCAATATCTGGAACAATATCCGCATCTGGCCCTATTGTATCAAGTGGAAATAATTACAGAATCTTGCTTGACCCAAATAATCAATATATTTCTTTTGCAACTGGGCTCGGTAATTCATCTGGAACATCAGCAACATATACTACAAAAGGATTGATGTATACAAGAGGGAATTATATTATTATGCAACCAGGATCTACTGTTGCATTTGCTGCTGGAAGCAGTACTGGAAACTTTAATCTTGATAGCTCTTCAGAATATATTATTGCTGGAACTCCAGCACTTGTTATGAGTCAATCAACAAACACCCTTGTTTTAGGAACATCAATAACTACCGCACAACAACAAGCTCATGGATATACTGCGGGAGGTAAAAATTATTATCCACCATTAAATCAATATATTAAATTTGGCCCATCAGGAATGGCAATTACCACTCTTCCATACGTAGGTGATTTAACTGCAACCATTGGCTCAGGTGCTGCACCAGGAAATCAATACCCAACAGTAAACTCAGATCCATTTGTAAGAATGATTATTCAAAGTCCTTATCTTGCAGATGGCGGTCAGATGAAAACTGGACCTGCAATATATTACTTTAATGGAACTTCACCAGTAGGTTCAAGTGGTACCACGGGCCTCATAGGAGATATTTGGTTGGAGTACTAATATGACTACTCCTCCAAAAGGAATGTATGTAAAGGTATCAAATACTGGAAATGACAGCTATGATTGGAAGCCAGTAAGGGGCCTTTATGTAAAAATTTCAAGTAGCAATATAGATGACTCAGACTGGGCTTTAGTAGCTGGTGCGTATGTAAAAAAATATAACAGTCAAAATGATTCATATGATTGGTCAAATTTTTATGGCGGTGGATTTAGTTATCCTACTGCTTTTTCTGCTATATCAGACCCAGACAGTACAACCTCCGTAGACCTTTCCTGGCTAGATTCAATTTCAGATATTGGTTGGGATTCAACAATTACTTATGATTTATATCGAGGTACAACAAATGCAGCACTAAACAATCAAACAGGAACTTTAATTTCTGGCATAAAAAGAGTTGGCCAACAAGTTTATATTAATTATGTAGACGGCGGTCTTACAACGGGTCAAGGCTATTACTATTGGGTAAGAGCAAATGAAACAATTGTTTCAAAAGGAAAAACAAAAACATCTTCTTGGTCTCCATATATTTATGTAATTCCTAAATTGCTACCTGCTACTGCTGTAGGATTAACATTTAGTGGTGTTGCGGATTTAGGCCTAACAATTTACTTAGACGTAGGATACAGTGGCAGCTGGTTTACAAGTTACAGATATCAAATATATTCTGGAACAAGCACATCTGGCACATTGTTAATGGATACAGGCACATTAAATGGTCAAGATGCTTTGTATGGATTTACAATTCCAACAACTGGGGTAACAAATCTTTATGTTGTTGCGTCTGTATGGAACTCTGCAAACACAGTGCCCTATCCAACAGCTACTTTATCTATACCAGTTGGACAATCTTATTATGCTACTACCATGACCGCAGTATCAAATGCTCCTGGTCAGATAACTGTTACGTGGAATAATCCAAACAATGCTGGTTCGTTTGAAATTATTGCCACTGGAGGAATTACATCAAACCCAGATGCTGTAAATGGTCAATTAATTAATACTGAATCTGGACTAAGTACAACATTTTATAGTTTATCAACTACAAAATCTACAACAGTTACTTTATTTTCTTATACTGGTCCACTAACTACAAGTTTTGGTGGACTTGGTATTTATCTGCCAACTGGAGAAGTTCTTCCATTGGCACCAGCACCTATTACTCTTGTTGCAAATGGTTCTAATGCTCCAGTTACTACAACTGGTGGTGGAAGCACACCGACAACCGTTACGCCTGCGGTAAGCCCTGCAGTAAGCCCTGCTGTAAGTCCCGCATCCTCATCTCTAAACTTAACTGGACAATATTTGGGCGGTGGAATTGTAGCTTTAAATTGGTCAGCAATTCCAGGTGCAGCAATATATTCTTGGTATTGTCCAGATGATCCAACAGAAAATGGCTCAGGAACCGAACTTGCAACAACATATGATGGTTTAAGTACCAATACACATTCATTTACTGTTACCGCTTACTCAGATGCAGCTGGAACAAATGTTATTACTTCTCAATCAATTAACGTGAATGCAAAAACTTCTGGCACTGTAAGCCCTGCGGTTACCCCAGCAGTAACTCCTGCTGTAAGTCCTGCTGTTACACCAGGCGTAAGCCCAGCAGTAAGCCCAGCAGTAACTCCTGCAGTTTCACCTTCACAACCTCCTGCATCAACTTATTTGTCTTTGGGAACAACTGTAAATTCACAAACATCCTCAAGTTTAAGTGGTATTGTAAATCATGAAAATACTGGACCATATAATTATGTTATTAGCCTATCAATCAGCGGAGGAGCATCAATTTCTCCTTCTACATTTACTGTTCCAGGAAACACTGGTCTTGTAAATACATCATGGTCAGCCACTGGACTTATGTCGGGCACTGCTTATACCATTACCGCCACATCTCAAGATGGAACTGTAATGTCTTCTGCAACAGGAACAACGTCAACAGTAGCCGTAAGCCCTGCAGTAAGCCCTGCGGTCAGCCCAGCGGTCAGCCCAGCGGTCAGCCCAGCGGTCAGCCCTGCTGTTACCCCAGCCGTTACCCCTGCAGTAGCACCTTCTGGCGGATCAGTGTCATACAGTGGAACATTAAAGGTAAATTCAACATTAACTGCAAGTGTAACTAATGCTTCTGGAACACCTACACCAACATATACAATTGCTTGGTACAGTGGATATGATGGATATGCCTCTGTTGTAGGAACAGGAACTACATATACTTTGAGCCCAGACGATATTAATGTTTCTGTTAAAATTGTTGTAACATTTACAAACAGTGCAGGAAGCTCAACTGCACAAGTAACAACTGGAAAAATTGGTTCGCAAAGCGTAAGCCCAGCGGTCAGCCCAGCCGTAAGCCCAGCGGTCAGCCCAGCGGTCAGCCCTGCCGTTAGCCCTGCGGTCAGCCCAGCCGTTAGCCCTACTGTACACCCTGCGGTCAGCCCTGCGGTCAGCCCTGCGGTTACCCCAGCCGTTAGCCCAGTCAGTCCTGCTGTGACACCCGCTTTTGCACCACCTGCGTTCTTTAGCCCACCAGCATTTAGAACTCCTAGAGTGTCATAATTTACATTGTGTTGACAAAAAAAGTGTATAATTGTATACTGTTGTTAAGGAGAAAGATGTAACAATGCGTATTTATGTATATTTAAATAAAAATAAAGTGTTTGCATTAATTCCTATAAATGATGAGAATCCCGAATCTGGGGCATATAAAGCTGCTTTTGATACGGGTGGTACAAAAGTTTTTGACATAACCGATCAACCATATGCCGATGTCGGATGGCTTTGGAATGGATCAACATTTATCAACCCAGATTTTATTAAAAGTGGCAATTAAAAGATACGCCCTAGTTGTTGAAAATGAAATTTTTCATACTTGGGTAATTGATGATAGTCTTAATCTTTATGAAAGATGGGTAGAGGGATTTTCACAAGAACATTTTGGTATGGAGGCAACGGGAATGGATAATGTAGCTATTGGTTCAATTTGGGACGGGAAGAAGTTTATTTTGCCAGAGGAAAAAGAATAATGTCAGCTTGGCAGGAATATAAAAAAAGTTTGGGTACACAAAAGTTGTGGGATGTAGTTAATGGAAAGAATCTAATAGCCTTAGAGGAAGAGTATAAAGCAAGGCTAAATATTTGTTTAAATTGCCCAGAGTTAATTAAATTTACAAAACAATGCAAAAAGTGTGGATGCTTTATGTCAGTTAAAACTAAATTAAAGGAGTCATCATGTCCTCTGGGCAAATGGTAAGAAAAGAAATCGCACCTGGAATAATGGTTTATGAAAACCTAGTAGAAGATCCAATGGCAATTATAGGTGCTATAGAGTCAGGTGCTTTAAAAGGTCATGTTGTATGGCAAGCACCATATATTAATAATGGCTCAGAAAACTTTGTTGATAAAAATGTAAGAGATTTGGATGTTATATCTATTCCTTATCCACAATACGATGAAAAGTATTTTGAAGAAAATGTAATGATACATGCTGATGAAGCAAATATATTTCAATTTGTTATTGGAAATATTTTAAAAACAGAATTTGAAAACTCTTTAAATGATTATAAAAGATTTTATGGTGCAGAAGATTTTAATAATTGGGATAGCTTTCAAATATTAAGATACGGCGACGGACACCACTTTGGAAATCACATAGATGACTCATTAATGTATCATAGACGCATATCAATGTCTTACTATTTAAACAACGATTTTGATGGCGGGGAGATAGAGTTTCCCAGATTAAATATTAAGTATAAGCCTAAAGGAAACGATCTAGTAGTATTTCCATCTGATTATGTTTACAACCACAAAGTACATCCAGTTATAAATGGAACAAGGTATACTGTTGTTAACTGGATTCATTAATTGTGATATAATGTAATGATAGCTAAGGGATAAAATGGATAAAAACGAATTAATTATTACTGCATTGCAACAGCGTATAGGTGAAATGTCAGCATCATTCGAGTTGGAAAAGGCCATGCTTAGAGCAGAATACACAGAACTAGTACAAAACTCAGAAGAAATGAAGAAAACAATTGAAGAATATTCTAAAATCATTGAAGAAAAATCAAACTGTTAAAAACTATAGCCCTGTAGTGCCAAGTGGATTAATTGCTCATACTGAAAAAGGTTACTTTTACATTAAAAGTAAAAAAAGATTTAAGTTTATTTCAGATAGAGCAAGAGATTCTTGGTCTCTGCCAATTGTAGAAACAACAGAAGCCATGATATTAAATTACCCTTCTGCTGGTGTTTTGGGATTTAGGGACGGCACTTTGATAAAAGATATTTCTGATGGTAAAATATACTTAATAAGCGATTCAAAAAGAAGGCATGTGGTTGATCCAGATGTTTTAGAATGGCTAAGTAGTGAAATCATCACGGTTGGACAAAAAGAACTTTTTGTTCATCCAGAAGGAGAAAAGCTATAAAATGTATCAGCCTATCAGATTTTGGATCAAAAGAGATAGGCGGGTCAGCAAAGAAGGATATGTTCTTATAAAAGTACCAGAACATCCAAAAAATTTTAAAGGTTGGTATTACGAACACCGACTAGTTATAGAAAAACAATTAAATAGGATTATAGAAGATTGGGAAACTGTTCATCATATCAATCATGACAAGATGGACAACAGGCTAATCAATCTTTTTATATGTTCAAGAACAGAACATAATAAAGCACACGTTGCTTGACAAATAAAGATATTGTGAGATACAATATATAGAATAAGGAAAAGAGAAATTGTGAAACAATATGAGTCAGTTTTACCTGATGATTTTGCCGACCTATTATACTCTTATGCCTTTTCACAACTAGTTGATAATAATAAAGATAGGCCAAATGTTTACACAAACCATCTTTGGGATCAAAATCTAAGAAAAAATAATTCTTTGGTTTTATACATAGAGCCAGATGAAAATCTTAACGAAAAAATTAAATATTTTTTAAATCAATCAGGATTACTTGATTTAAATTCATCTGATAGCATCGAGATGGCGATAAATGTATGGACTAAAAATTCTTATATCCCATCACATAGTGATCGTTCATATGACAAAGGAATAACTATTTATTTAAATCGTGAATGGTCTTATGATGATGGCGGACTATTTAATTGGTTTGATAAAAAGTCTGGCGAATGGAAAGTTATAGTGCCAAAATTTAATAATGCTGTTGTAAATGACTCGGGAGAGACACATGCAACAACACCAGTTTTAACAGACAGTCAATTACGTATAACACTACAATGCTTTGTAAGCAAAAAGGAAATTAATGAGTAATGATTTAAAGTGGATGCTTTCATCCGATCAGCAGTTCCCGTATCAAGACGACAAGGCTATCGAGCTTTGGTTTAAAGTAATGAAATGGTTTAAGCCAGATGTGGTTGACTATTTAGGAGATACTGACGATCAGGCTTGCTATAGCAAATATACAGAAGGAAGATCAGCAGAGTTCTTAAGACTTCATAAAGATGATAGCAAAGATCTTATCTTGCCTATGATGAGGCATGAAGCAAAGGGTGCAAGAGATTTTTATGCTAAGACTCGTGAGATGTTGCCAAACGCACAACTCTTTTCTGCACTGGGAAATCACGACGTGAGAATCTTTAATTATGTAGATGCTAAGTTGCCAGAGTATATTAATGATGTTACTCCAGAAGCACTTTGGTCATTAGACTCTTTGGGCTATGATTATATTTATTATAATGAATTACCTAAGCATCGTTTTGGAGATATTCACGTACACCACGGACTTTCAATTGCAGATACAGGTGCAGTAAGAAAAGATATTGACGATTTACAAATTTCTTTAATTAGAGGTCACTCACACAGAATCGCTTCGCACTTTCAGACATACGAGCTACCAGTGGCGACGGGTGGAAGAACAATCCGTGGATATGAGATTGGGCATATGTGTGATGAAAAGAGTGACGGATTCAAATACACTCAAAATCATAACTGGCAAAAAGGTTTCGCAATCGCACATATTGAGAATGGTATTCATCCTCATGTACAGATTGTGGAAATTTCCCCCAATTACACTTGTGTAGTTGATGGAAAATTATTTAGTCTATAGACTAAGAAAAAAGGAGAAAAATATGAACGCAAAGACAAAGGCTCTTTTTGAGCACTATGTTATTTCAACTGTAGTTGCAGCAGTAGCAATCTGGCAGGGTGGAAATCACCACCTTAAGCAGGTAGCATGGTCTGCAGTAGTAGGTGTCTTCGGTCCTGTACTAAAGGCTGCTTACGAGCATTTCTCATCAGCAAAGGCTGCTCCAACCACAGGTGGTGGCGGTAAGGGTGCTACAGCTCAGTAATTGAGTTTGATAGACAAATAAAATGATGAAATGTAAAAGATGCAAGGGAAGGGTGTTTGTAGACAGAGTTTATTCTCAAAATCTACGAGTAGAACTTTTTTGCATCATGTGTGGCAAAAGATGGATGATCAGAAGAGATAATAGGTTTGCATCATGGGTAGCAAGGCAAGAGGAAAAAGTGCAACACGGTTACGGTATTTCTACCTAAACGGTTTGCTTCATAAAGTATTGCATCGCTCACGTGCTGAAGACTTGTTAATCGCATGGGATTATCAGCAGGGTAAGCGTGTTGCTTATAATTTAACAGATGTTAATAAAAATAAACAACATGCTTACCCCATCTCACAAGTTACAAAAATAATAGGTAAGCACGAAGATACAATAAAAATGCACCTTTACAAAGGAAATTTAAAGTATCCTCAAAGATCTTATTCTTTAAATGGGAATAAAACTCCAGGAAAATATTTTTGGAGTGAAGATGACATGAGAGAAATGCATAGTTTTTTTAAAACTGTACATCGTGGAAGACCAAGAAATGATGGCAAAACAACACCAGGCGATATGCCTAGTAGAGCGGAACTAGAAGCTATAATGAAACAGGAAAACATTTTATATGTTAAGAATGATGACGGGGAATTCGTTCCAGTTTGGAAGCAACCTGAATGGTAAATGATAAATTAACTAAAGAAGCTAAGCATACGCTGGATGCATCGTTAAAAGTTTTAGAATATGCTATGGAGTTGGCTTTACAAAAGGATGACCTAGATGCTATGATAGCAATATCAGATAGGTTGATGATGTTGTATCAACACCTTGCTGATAAGAACATGAAAAAGTTCAAGCCAGGATTCTCATTAGCTGAAAAGGAACAAGTAAATGAACAATCAGACGAGCATTAAAGTAGAGTTACAATTTACTAGAAATTTGGGTAACTACGAAAGTATTAAGGTTGGAATTGGTATTGAAGATTTCAAACGTACTGGGGAAAGTACTAGTGATGCAACTGATAGGATATATGCTTTTGTAGAAGAGAAGCTTATAGAAAAAGTTAATGAGATTGAAAGTGAATTAAAGGGTAAGGGCAAGAAATGACAAAAGATGAAGCAAAACAAGGATACGCACTTGTATCTCTTTATTGCTCTCTTTATAAAGAGAAGTACAAGAAAGTAGCGGTTGTTAATCGTTATCGTGAAAAGTGGGCTATGCTTGACGTGATTGCAAGCATAGGGTATGATAGATCAAAAGAGTTGCTTGAGTATTATTTTAAAACAGACAGAGCTGGTCATCCCCTACCTTGGTTCTTTTATAACTTCGAAAAGCTTGATATGACTTTGCAGCAGTCACAAGAAGATAAAACACGAAGAGAATTAATTCGAGCAAAAACAAAATCTATGGTTCAAGAAAGAGACGATGAACACTGAGTCAGCGGTAATTACAGCAGTATGTGAGAACAAAGATATCTCTACAGTTCTTGCTGATAATATTGATGAGGTATTTACTTCTCACAGAGATGTGTGGGAAGGTTTAAAGTCATACTATTTAAAGTTTAAGGCAGTTCCTGATATCTCAGTTCTTACTGAAAGGTTCAAAGATTTTGAGCCAGTTAAGGTAAAGGGCGAAACTGCATATTATCTTGATCAACTAAAAAATGAATATCTTGCAGGCCGTCTACGCAACCTACTGCTTACCTCTGGTGCAAGTTTGAAAACAGAAGCATCGGCAAGAGTTATTGGCGATATGCAAAAAGAACTAACAAGCCTAGGAAGGCTTACTGCAAGTGTTCGTGATATTGACTTGACTGACTATAAGTCTGCAGAAAAACATTTCGAAGCAGTAAGAAATCGCTCTGATATTATGGGCGGTAGCCCAGGCATTATGACTGGCTTCAAGGCTATTGACTATGCATACCCCACAGGAATGGCTCCAGGACACCTTATCGTCATGATTGGTTGGCCAGGTAAGGGTAAGACTTGGTTTTCCTCTTATTTGGCTTGCAAGGCTTGGGAGCAGGGTTTTAAGCCTATGATTATTTCTCTTGAAATGACTCCAGAGAACATGCGTGATCGTATCTACACCATGCTTGGGTCGGGATTATTTAAATCTTCAGACTTTTCAAGAGGTAGTATTGATATGGATGCTTTTGATGATTGGGGAAAGAAAAAGTTCTTGGATAAGAATGGGTTTATACTTGTATCAAATGAAGGTTCAGGAGTTGTAACCCCAACAACTGTTCAAGCAAAAATTGATCAGCATAAACCAGATTTGGTTATTTTAGATTATCATCAGCTATTTGTTGATTCAAATAATTCAAAAGCTCCAACAGAACGAAATATGAATATCTCTCGTGAGTTTAAAATGCTTGCAATGAGAAATAATATTCCCGTAATTGATATTACTGCTGCAACTGCAGAAGAAACGGCAGATCACGATTCTCCACCTATGTTAAATCAAGTGGCTTGGTCTAAAGCAATTGAGTATGATGCTGATATGGCTATTGCAGTTCACAAAAATCCCGATTCTAATATTATGGAAATTGTAAGCCGTAAAAATCGTCATGGCACAGAGTTTGGCATGTATCTTGACTGGGACCTTAACAGAGGTGTAGTCAAAGAGGTATACGACATTCCGATAACCTAAAATTTATGGAATGTAAATCTAACTTGGTATAATTATCAAGAAAGATTGGTGATCATGTACCCACGAAAAATACATGACTTTTGGATCAATGGAACCATTAAAGATGATTCCAAGTTTCAAAGCTCAAGGGAGAATTATGAAAGACTTTTGGTTCAGCAAATGCGGGACAAAGGTTACGTTCCTGTCCTTGACATGCAACCACAATTTAATATAAAATATAATCAAGAGAAAGATCACTACACTTTCAACTTAGTCATGTACGGAATATATCTAGGAAAGGCTAAGTCGCTATTGTACGAAGGATTCTCTGGTCAGAGTTTAATACCTAAAGGATAAAAAATGGCAGACACATATACTAAAGCGGATCTCCGCTCTATTTTGCGTTCTTGTAATATTGAGATTATTTCTCAAACAGGTACAGACTTCCTGTGTTTATGCCCATTTCATCACAATACAGATTCACCAGCCTTTGCAGCAAGCTATTCAAAAGGCTTGTATGTTTGTTACAATCAAAACTGTAACTCATCGGGCACGATACTTGATCTTGTTATTAAATTAACAGGTAGAAATAATTTTGAAGCAATGCGTTTTATATCTTCAAATAAAATGTCAGAAACAGAAATGCTTGAAGAAGAACTAAAAGAGTTACTTGATGAAAAGCCAGAGTTTGAGGTTTTCCCCACACAAACTGTTGAGGGGGCACATATGCTTTTAATGTCTGGTGCTTATGGTGCAAAAGATTATTTGCTATCTAGAAAAATTAATGAAGAAGCAATGGAATACTTTCAGCTTGGATTTTCTGCTATACAAAAAATGACAATGGTTCCACTGCATTCTCCAGACGGGGTATTGGTGGGTGTAATAGGAAGATCAATAGAGGGAAAGTCATTTAAAAATAGCCCTAACCTACCAAGAAACAAAACATTATTTAATATACATCGTGCAAAACGTCAAGGTGGTACTATTATTGTTGTTGAGTCAAGCTTTGATGCTATTCGTTTATGGCAGGCGGGATTCCCAAATGCAGTAGCTACTTTGGGTGGTAGTATATCAGATATTAACATTCAGAATTTAAATAGGTATGCATCAACTATTATTGTTATGACAGATAATGATAAGGCAGGCAGGTCTTTAGGTGAAACTATTGCTAATAAATTAAAGAATAAAAATGTTTTGTGGGCACGTTATGATAGTTTAGTTACTTATCCACATCAAGCAAAAGATGTGGGCGATCTCACAGATGAAGAAATAAATCAGTGTATAAAAAATGCAATTCCGCATTTTGAATATGCAAATATAGACTAGACAAAGCCAATACTACATGCTATAATAAATATACAGGACAATATAGAGTCCATTACACTAAGGAGAATATATGGGTATCGTAAGAGGCCTTAATGCACTAAATCAACAAATGGAAAAATCAGAGTATTCAGGCGATGGCCAAAAGGGTACTTGGTTAAAGATTAACGATAATCAATCTGTAAAGATTCGCTTTATGCAAGAGATTGATCCAAACTCACCAAACTATAATGAAAAAGCAGGAACTGCTTTTATTGCCGTAGAGCACACAAATCCAGAACATTACCAACGCAAGGCACTTTGTTCAATTGAAGATCAAGGCCGTTGTTTTGGTTGTGAAATGCATCGTCGTGACCCAAAGGCTAAATGGAACGGTAAGAAGCGTTTCTATGCAAATGTAATTGTAGATGATGGAGTTAAAGAGCCATACGTAGCAATTCTTTCACAGGGTCTTGGTCCAAAGGCTATCACTGAATCAGTAATTGCTTGGGCGGGAGAAACTGGTAGTATTACAAATACTAATTGGAAGGTAAAGCGTACGGGTAGCGGTGCAACAGATACCAGCTATTCAGCTATTCCACTTCCTACTGCAAATGTAGAGCCAATTGATTTTGATAAGTACGAAATGTTTGATCTTGAAAAAACAGCAGTTCGTGATGTTCCTTATGCAGAGCAAGAAGCATTCTACTTTGGAACATCAACTGATGCATCAAATGCATCCAACAGTTCTTCATCTGCTGAGTCTTCATCAGCAGTTGAGTGGTAATACCTACCTAATAAAAGAAAGTTAAATATGTCTGACTTTGTTCACTTGCACGTTCACTCGCATTACTCTTTGATGGATGGTTTAAATACCCCTCATGAGCTTTTGCAGGCTGCAAAAGATATGGGTCAGACAAGTTTAGCTATCACCGATCATGGAACGTTGTCATCTCATAGAGATATGCAAATCGCAGCTAAAGAATTAGGCATTAAGCCTATACTCGGTCTAGAAGCTTATATCTCGGCTACAGACCGTTTCGATAAAAGAGCAGTTGCCAAAAGAGATGACAACACTTCCTTGTATAACCACATTATCTTGCTAGCAAAAAATGATTTAGGTTTAAAAAACCTGCAAAAACTTTCTCAAATTGCTTGGACAGAAGGATATTATCACAAACCACGCATTGATATGGAAGTGCTTTGGGAGTTTGGTGACGGTATAATTGTTGTATCAGGCTGTATGAATGGTCTTATCTCTAAGGCAATAGAGCGTGGTGAAAAAGATAAAGCTGAAGAACTTGTAAAGCAATTTAAAAATCATTTTAAAGATGATTTCTATATTGAAGTTCAAGCTCACAATCCAGTTGAATTAAATAACTCTCTGCTTGAATTAGCAGATAAATTTGGGGTGAAGCCAGTTGCTACAGGAGATTGTCATTTTGCAAAGAAAGAGGAGAGGGATTTGGAAGAACTTCTCCTTATCTTATCCACAAAACCGACACAGAACAAAGATGCAGACTATACAAGTGGTCGTTTACGTAGTAACATCATTGATCGCTTTGACCATCTTTATCCCGATCGGCCTATTAGCTTCGCTGACATTAACGTTTATATTCAATCCTATTCTGAAATTAAAATGGATTTTGAAAAAGCGGGGGTTACAAGAGAAGATATCTACTCATCATCAGTAGAAATTGCAAACAAAGTTGAGCTATATGATTTTCATGAAAACCTTGACTTGCTGCCAGTACCAAAAAAGAATGCGTTAAAAACACTTAAAGAAATGTGCGACAAGTCTCTCGTAGAAAAGGGTTTAGACAATGAGACATATGGAGAAAGACTTAAAGAAGAACTTCAAGTCATTGCTGACAAGAACTTTGCTAGTTACTTCCTTATTGTTGGTGATATGGTTGGTTGGGCAAAGGAAAACAAAATCATGGTTGGCCCAGGACGAGGATCAGCTGCTGGATCTTTAGTATGCTATCTAATGGGTATTACTGATGTAGACCCAATTAAATTTGATTTATTGTTTTTCCGCTTTATTAACCCAGAGCGTAATGACTTTCCTGATATTGATACAGATTTTATGGACCGCCGTCGTGGAGAAGTAAAAGATTATCTGCGTAAAAAGTTTAAGCATGTCGCATCTATATCTACCTATACTTATTTTAAAGATAAAGGTGTTATTCGTGACGTTGCAAGAGCATTTCTTATTCCGCTAGGAGAAGTAAATAAAGCACTTAAAGGTGTTGAGAGTTTTGATGAATATGAAGTTTCACCAAGTACTGCAGAATTTAGAGCTAAGTACCCAGAAGTAACTAAGTATGCTTCTATGCTACGTGGAAAAATTCGTAGTAATGGAATGCATGCAGCGGGAGTTGTAGTTGCAAAAGATGACATTAGTAAGTATGTTCCTATTGAAACACGCAAAGACCCAGATGATTCAGTATCTGGTCGTATTCCAGTAGTTGCGTATGATATGGAACTAACAGCAGACTTAGGATTAATTAAGCTTGACGTACTTGGACTTAAAACTCTTTCCGTGATTGACGATGCAATTAATATTATTAAGAATAATAAGGGTAAAGAAATCATACTTAAAGACATTCCGCTAGATGACCCTAAAGTATTTAAAGATTTATCTGATGGATTTACTAAAGGTGTGTTTCAAGCAGAAGCAACTCCATACACTAACCTTCTTATGAAAATGGGCGTTGATAACTTTGAGGATCTTGCTGCATCTAATGCCTTGGTTCGTCCAGGAGCAATGAATACAGTCGGAGGTTCTTATATAAGGCGTAAACGTGGGGAAGAGATGATTACTTACCCACACCCAATCATGCAGGAGTTTACAAAGCGTACATACGGCGTTATCATTTATCAAGAGCAGGTTATGCAGGCTTGCGTTTATCTGGGCGGTATGTCATGGGCAGATGCTGATAAGGTTAGAAAGATTATTGGAAAGAAAAAAGATGCTAGTGAATTTGATGTATACAAAGATCAGTTTATAACAGGAGCATCGCAGCATATTACTGTTGAGGATGCTACAAAATTATGGCATGATTTTGAAGCCCACGCTGGTTATTCTTTTAACCGTTCCCACGCTATTGCATATTCTATGCTTAGCTATTATACTGCTTGGCTCAAGCATTATTATCCTATTGAATTTATGTTTGCCATTCTCAAGAATGAAAATGATAAGGATGCAAGAACAGACTATTTGCTGGAAGCTAAACGACTGGGCATTAAAGTATTGCTCCCACATATTAACGAATCATCTATTGATTTTAGTATCCAAGGGAATTCGCTGAGATTTGGATTATCGGATATCAAGTTCATTTCTGGCAAAGTTGGGAATAGCATTATCGCTAACAGGCCATATAAATCAATGGCACATTTTGTTGAAGAAGCGAGCAAAAAAAGTAGCGGTATAAACTCAAGAGCTATTGATTCTCTTAATTCAATAGGTGCTGCATCATTTAAAGATAATCCATTAAAGGGAAATGAAAGTGAAAACCTATATGAATACTTGGGTATTCCTAAGTTTGATACAGGCAAGCTAAGCCCTAAAATTAAAGCACAGGTTAATCCACTTGAAGAGTTTTTAGAACAAGGGTGTTTTGTGCTCCTTGCCATGGTTAAATCAATTAAAAAAGGTCCAACTTGGTCACGTATTGAATTAGTTGATGATACAGGATCTGTGGGGATTTTCCATGAGGTAAATACAAAGATTGAGCCAGGAATGATGTACTTCTTCTTAGTTGGAGATAACCGTATTCATAAATATGTAACTATTGATGATGTTGTTAATCAAGTTGATGATACATTTGTGCATTGGCTATACCGTGAAAAGTTAAAGATTGACACAGGTAAAAGACTTGTGCTAGACTTTACTCATTATAAAACAAAAGCAAACAAAATGATGGCACACATAATTTTGTCTGATTCAGAAAAAAATCTCGAAAGAGTAATAGCTTTCCCAAAACTATACACAACTGTTTTGGGTAAAATGAAGATAGGAACAATCTGTGATCCAGCAATTTCAAAAATGGATGACGGAACACTTTACATAAAGGAGGTAGTATAATATGGAGAATATTTTTAATAATGTTTCCAGTGAAATAAAGAATGGCTTAACGCCTAATCAAAGCATTGATTATAGAGAGTTGTGCATAGTTATCCTTAAAAGAATTGGCGGAAGTATGGATATTTCCGTGCAAGAATTAATGGCTGATTATAGTACACAATACATTAAATCAGAGCAAGATCCAATGACCCTAGAGGTAAATTTTTCAGTAGCAAACATAGAAACAGAAAAGGAATAAAAAATGTCAGAAGATACAACTAATGTAATAGATGCAACAACAGATAATGCTATTCCGTCAGATAGCGTTCAAATCAGCATTGAGCAGATTTGTGCAGCAATTTTGTCAATTGCCCCAGTAGAGGTTCCACTGGATAATTTGATTGCAAATTATAGCGGTAAGACAATTGCTGTAAATCAAAATGATGAAACAAAAGCAGTCACATTCTCTTTGGCAGATATTCCTGCTCAAACAGAAAATATTCTTGAAACGGAACAAACGCCAGCAGAATAGTGTATAATATAAGTATATGGCTGATTCCTATGTACTTAAAGGAACGGAAAACGAATATCTTTTGGTTATTAGAGCAGAAGATGAAAAAGCAATCTATAACATAATAGATCTATTAGTGACAAGCCGTAATGAACAAATTAAAGAATTAGCGATTGAATTAGAGAAGAGTTTACATGATAACGGAAGAGATTCTAGCAAAGCTGGATCCAAAAACAAGAGCAAGACTGCAACTAGCAACGACAGTAAACGTAGAAAAACAAAAAACTCCTAGCATTGGTTTAACCATGGCTTTAAAAGGCGGTTTGGGCTTTGGTCGTCAAGTTCTTATTTGGGGAAATAAATCTGCTGGAAAGTCATCTTTTTGTTTGCAGATGATTGGTCAAGCACAGAAAGAGGGTAAGACCTGTGCTTGGATTGATGCAGAAGCATCTTATGATCCTGCTTGGGCTGCAAAGTTAGGCGTTGATTCTGATTCTCTTATTTATTCATCAGCTAAATCTATTAATGACATGGTTGATGTTGCACAACAACTTATGGAGGCGGGAGTAGATATTATTGTTGTAGATTCTATTTCAGCACTACTCCC